ATGTTTTATTATATTCATTTTTAGTTGTGCGACAAATAGTGCTAACATATCAAACAATAAAGAAAATAATGATTTTCCATCGGTTATAGACCGTGTAAAGGAATCTATTGTATTGGTATCTGCAAGTCAAAACGAAGATCCTACTATCAATTCAACTCAGGATTCAATGTGTTCTGGTGCAGTTGTTGATTTGCAACACATAATAACAAATTATCATTGTATACATGAACAAAAATATATTAAAATTTACTATTGGAGCAAAGAGGATTGGAATGATTATAATGTAGAAATTATAGGAATAGATCCACTTGGAGATTTGGCTCTTCTCAAAGCTGTTGATAAGGACGAACCAGTTCCAGAATTAAAATTTTCAAATGAAGAAATTAAATCTGGTTTAGATGTATTTGCATTAGGGCATCCAATGGGAATGGTATGGTCTGTTTCAAAAGGTGTGATATCACATGAAGATAGATATGCAAGGCACCCATATATACATTCAATTCAAACTGATGCAGCAATCAATGTTGGAAATTCTGGTGGACCTCTTCTGAATATGAAAGGAGAGATTGTTGGAATTAATACGTTGATTATTTCCAAAGTAAAGGAGAGTGCTGGAATAGGACTTGCAATCCGAAGGGATACTGTACAGAAATCTTTTAAAACCATGTTGGAAAAAGGAAAGGTTGACAGACCAGCAATTGGAATTATGATCGTTGGTTTGGGTACAAGTGACATAGAAAGAATAAAATTATATAAAGAAAATCCATCTGCAAAACCCGGCCAGATACCAAGTACGTTTGGAATGTTGATTCAAAAATCAGATAATATGCCAGAAAATATCAAAGAATTTGATACATTATTTGCGATAGATGATAAACTTTTCAATACTCATGTAGAAATGTCAAATATATTAGAAGAATATAATGTGGGAGATATAGTAACACTTTCAATTATTCGTAATAGAAGATTTATGAAATTAGATATTCCATTAAAGGTTTTTGAAGTACCAGTTGAAAAAATGTATAAAAGATAGGAGAGATATATAAATTATGAGCAATAAGTATTGGTATTCATGGGAAGAGATGCGGCGTGATGTGAATGTATTGTGTCGGGAAATCGTTTTAGATAAATTTGAGCCACAAGTCATTGTTGGAATTTCAAGAGGTGGACTTGTGCCTGGAGTTATGATGAGTCATTGGTTTAAACTTCCATTTAAACCTGTTAGAGCATCAATGAGAGATTTTCCGGCATGGGATGATTATTTGCCTAAAAAGACAGATGAACGAGTTCTAATCGTAGATGATATTTGTGATTCGGGTGAAACATTTTCCAAAATAGCAAGTTTCATAAAAGGGCCTAGAATGAATCAACCGATGGAACTCCCAACTGAAGTGAGATATTGTTCTCTTTGGTGGAACAACGAAGCACCAGAAAAATTTGAACCCCATTATTATGCACAAGAGTTGGCTAAAGATTCAGAAGATGTGTGGATACATTTTCCACATGAGCTTTGGTGGAATGCTCCTGTTTGAAAATACCTATATATTAAATGAAGAATGGAAGTTCTTCTTTGACACAATAAGTTATCGGAAGGATACGAATCATGTCTGATGTTCAGTATATTCTGAACACGTTTCTATTATTATTTTCTGGAGCCTTTGTATTTTATATGGCGGCAGGATTTGCAATGTTAGAATCGGGTTTGGTACGAACTAAGAATACGACAGCAATTCTTACAAAAAATATTTGTTTATACTCTTTGAGTTGTCTCGCATTTTTCGCAATTGGATATCAAGTGATGTATGGTGCCATATCTAATGGTGACCATTCTGGTTTATCAGATTTCTTTTTCCAAGTAGTCTTTGTTGCAACCGCAGCGTCTATCATTTCAGGAACAATTGCAGAAAGGATGAAGTTCTGGCCTTTCATGGCATTTGTTGCAGTACTTTCTGCATTCATATATCCACTACAAGGTGCATGGACTTGGGGTGGAGGTTTCTTGTCAGAAATGGGGTTTTCGGATTTTGCTGGTTCAACCATAGTACATTCAGTTGGTGGATGGGCTGCACTTGCAGGGGTTTTACTTCTTGGTGCAAGACATGGTAAGTACAGGGAAGACGGAAAAGCAAATCTAATACCACCATCAAATCTTCCTCTTGCAACTTTGGGAACATTCGTTCTCTGGTTAGGTTGGTTTGGTTTTAATGGTGGTTCTCAACTTGCAATGGCAACTAGGGAAGATGTTGATGCAATAAGTGCCGTGTTTGTCAATACAAACATTGCAGCTGCAGCGGGAGTAATTACTGCTGCAATTCTAACTCAAATTCTTTACAAAAAAATAGATCTCACGATGGTTCTCAATGGTGCTCTTGCAGGATTGGTTTCTATAACTGCTGGGCCCGATTATCCAACAATGGGATTGGCAATAGTTATTGGTGCAGTTGGAGCAGGACTTGCGGTTATTGCAATACCTATGTTTGATAGAGCAAGGATTGATGATCCAGTTGGTGCATTATCTGTACATCTTGTAGCGGGAATTTGGGGAACTTTAGCGGTAGGAATTTTCAATTCGGAAGTTTCCTTTATGGCTCAACTAGGGGGAGTAGGAATGATTGGTTCATTTGTATTTCTTTCAAGTTTTGTCACTTGGTATGTCATTAAACTTATTATGGGAATAAGGGTTTCGTTGGAAGATGAAACTCAAGGAATTGACATTTCAGAATTTGGTCAAACAGCATATTCGTTTGATCATCAACTTAGCTCGGAAGGAGTATGATAACCTAAATGAGTAAGATAAAACAACCTAACCCAATTTCTGAAGGTTGGGCAGCCTATCGTAAACTTGTAGATGAAGAACTAAAAAAAAAGTTCAAACACATAAGATGGTCAGTTGGCCACATATAAAATGTTTGACTCATAAGGATTGTCATCTCGATTCTTTTTATCCAGGCAAATTATATCGTGCAATGAAAATGGAAAGAGATGAAGATGGTTGTCTGAGATTAGTCGAAGAGAAATAAAGAGTGTTGCGTGCTAGTGCGAAAAGATGACAACTTTTCTACACCTAGACCGGCAGTATTCGTCAACTGCTTAGTAAATTTCTGCAAAGGATTGGCCATTATTTTAAACTTACAAAATTTGATGTTTGTGGGGGTCACAGAGAGATACACTAGCGCTCTTTTTTACAATGGAGAAAAATATGTTAGAACGAGTCGGGAGACATACTCATCTTTTCATAGAAGAAGATTTTACAGGACATTCTGGTGGACAACTTCATTGGAAGATAGAGATGGATGCATTAGATGAAACAGAATGGAAATGCATTGCAAGAATGATTATGGAATATGAAACAAGACCATTTCAAGCTGCAATAGGAATACCTAGAGGCGGATTGACATTGAGTTCATATTTGAATGAATACTCAACTCAAAATCCAGAAGATCCTTATTTGATTGTTGATGATGTATTGACAACTGGTGGATCGATGGAAGAATTCAAGGAAGAACATTTTAAGGATAAGAAGGTTGTCGGATGGGTAGTATTCAGTCGAAACAGACCATCAGATTGGGTTAATGTTCTATTTCAAATGCCCAAACATTGGGTTGATGATCCTACCAAACCAGAATATAATAAATAATCATTCCTTATTTTAACATTTGTCTAACAATGTAATTTTAGAAAAAAATATATACTTGCATGAAGGTATCAAAGAAAGCAAAACTTATTAAGAAGGTTCAAAAGATGGAAATGTCAAATCCGTTATTTCAAACAATTTTGGGCCTCATCATATTTTATTTTGGTTTGAAGCTATTTTCGGGTGGCATGAAGGCGATGGGAAATATTGACCATCTTCAATGGTTTCTCGGAAATCCAATCTATATGTTTTTCGGAGGAATCATTATGACCCTCTTGTGGCAATCTTCATCACTTTCTACTACTGCAATCATTGGTCTGGTTGCAGGTGGTGCATTGCCTTTACCAGCTGCGATTGGTGCAGTCCTTGGTGCAAACATTGGAACCACAGGAACGATATGGCTTGCAGGAATTCTTGTTTCAGATGGAATGCCGACAGGAATCACAAAACATATCGCAATGATTCATACAGGCGTGAATCTTTTCATGGCAACTGCACTTCTTCCTTTTGCTCAACATATTGCAAGGTTTGTGTCTAGATTTTGACTTGACAAAATATGCATAAATTGGTATAATATGAATATAAGAATGAAAGAATATTTTATCACATAATTATAATAAGAAAGGTGATTATCATGATTACAATTAAAGTAAAACCAAAAGAAAATATCAATCGGGCATTGAGTCGTTTCAAGGCTGCAGTTATGAACGAAGGTATCATGAAAGCGGTTAGGGATAAATCTCATTTCGTGAAACCATGTTTGAAACGAAAGTTGAAACGTGAAGAAGCACAACGACAACGTGTGAAAGATGAAATGAAACTCATTCGACAGATAGAAAATGAACAGAATGAGTGGAGAAGAAGATAAGAAAGTTGTTAATCTAGATCAGTTTCGTAAAGAAAAGTTTAGTCTTAAAATTAAAGTAGGGGAGTATTATAAACACCCAGAAATGGGTGTTCATTTACATTGTATTGGTATGACCATACCAATGCACACAAAAAACAATGAAGTCCATTTCATTGTTGAAGATCATTTTGGAAATTTAGCGACATTTCGGACAGATGACCCGCCTCCAGAATTTGTTAAGTCTAATGTTCAAGAATATGCGGCCGCAGCAATGGGCGAAGAACCACCCGAAGTATCCTAGTTTTATAAATAATTGGTGAGGGTGCAAGTCAGGGAACTTACACTGAGAGAAGATTCTTTGTACCTTTCAGGCATGACCTCTCCCCTCTATAGATTGTAATTACCTTCCTATAAAAAATTAAAAGTTTGTAATAATGTTACGATTCAAACAATATCTCATAGAAGTTAAGGAAGGAAAGAACCTTCATTTAGAACATTTAGAGGATGAGGTATTGAATAATGGTATCAATGGAACAAGAGCCGCAATCAATTTCTTACGCTCTCTCAGAGATATGCTTGCAGGGAGCGCAAAGAAGAGTGTTAATGTATCTGTCAAGTGGGATGGCGCTCCTGCGGTATTTGCAGGGATTAATCCAGAGAATGATAAGTTCTTTGTGGGAACAAAAGGAGTGTTTAACAAAA